GCGCAAATGACAGCACAAAAGACAACAAAGTGTGAGGACTATGGTTCGACCCCCGCCAATGGAACTTTTCGGGGATGGCTTTTCTGATCAACCACATCTCCCTTCTTGTTGAATTTTCATTTCTATTGTAAAAATCATGATGACTAATATAGGTATCAAAGCTGAAGGTATCTTCAATTACTAGATCGTCAAAAACAACCCAGAATAATTCAGTAGACGATGTCTCACTAGCTTTCAAATATTCAGTGTACGAGCTAATATTAAAAATTTGAAATTTCTTTGGCAACGATGCAATAACTTCAACTTCTTTCTTGTTAAGATAAAATCTGTGATCAAACTCTTTTTTTGTCGGCTCGGAGTTTTTAGAAAATAATACCACACCGTCGTAAGTTGATCCATTTAACCATACATGTATGTAATCTTGATCCCATTCCGGAACTTGATAATCAAATTTAAAATTTGAAGATATTTCTGTATCGTCCCACACTACCCAAAATAGTTTTGTAAATGCTTTTTTCTTAATATCGCTAAAAGACGTTACATTATCAATTTTTTGTGCCGAAGGAAAACGCAAACGAAACTGTTTCCAATCTTGCTCGTTAATATTATGGTTGCTCACATAAAAAATATCATAGACCATCTGTTGTCCTCATATATGTGTTTGTTAGTTTAATTGTTTCTTCGTATAGATCTAGCGTATACTTACTATGGCTTGCATCTAAATAGGGATAATCAAATCCCAGTTGATGCTTAATTTTAATTCCAAGATCCTGAATGCTTTGTTCTAAGCAGGAATGATCAACATTTTGTTCATAGATATTTTTTAGCACTTCGAAATCTCGAACATCGACATAGTTCCAGTCAGTACAGTTAGTCATCCATGTCCCTAGCCGAGCGCCGGCAACGGCGTATATACCGTTTTCTTCATGTGCGCCAACAGTGCTCCACATGCGAAGTCTATGTAAATTATGCCACCAAATGCGTTCTTGTATTTCATTTGCAGGAATTTTAACTCCGTCAAGCAAAGTCATTTTAACACCTTCACGGAATCCTGCTCGCCATGCTTGGAATGGGCTTCCTGTAATCACAGTTTCACTATAACATTCTTTAAATTGCCGATACCCGTCTTCCCAACAAAAGTCTACCTGTGCTCGATCACTGTCGCTAGCTTCATGACTTTTCATATTAAGGATAAAATCTCGTTTCCAGATTTTTAATCCGCCATTACCGTACAGTAACCCATTTAATTTGTTTCGAGCTAGCCAACTGTAAACTTGGATTTTAGGGTTATCTGTATCAATGTCTAGATTAAAAAACTTAGGATCAACAATATTGTCTGCGTCAACCGTGATCACCCATTCGGTTTCTGATAATTCAGCAGCACGTTTGTGGGCAGCATCACTGCCTTTTACGCCGTGAACACGTTTTGCCCAAGGTAGTTTGTTGCAGAGATCTGCATAATGCTTATCTGCATTTGGTTCATCGTAACTTAAAAATACAATGTCTAATTCTACTGTTTTCATTTAACCTCAAATACATACTTGTCAAAAATTCTTCGTGTGTAGATGCTGAATTTTTTTGGCAACTCTACATTAAAAGATTTTGTATTTTCTGTAATATCTCCTGCTCTAATATTGATCATTTCAAGTAATGAGTTAGGATCATTATATTCAGTTATTAAAAAAATCATTACAGTATCTCCATCCCAAATAATGTTATTGGAATATTTTTGATCCATAGAAAAATTTAGCATACTAGTGCTAGTATCATACTGGACAGTGATATCCGGGCTATCGATATTTGACCATTTTTTATCTATAATTCTATGCAATACATCATCAATTTTTATCAAATTGTGCATTGAGAATTTGTTTATCTTGAGAAGTTTTTGCGTCGGAACATCAACTTTATAAGAGAACAAATTTTCAACACCACTAGCAATTGCCGTTGCAATGTCCTCATCAATTTTTATTTTATTTCGAACATCATTAACGGCGTGTGACGGATACACTCCTATCAAGGATCCGTCGTCTTTGAATGTTACATAATATTCAATGGTCTGATTAACTGGTAATCTAATCCATTCGTCAAAGTCCATTAGTTCTTGTTCCATGCAATCTCCTCCAACATACTAATAACTTCGTCATTTATTAAATCTTTTTCGACATAATGCACAATGCTATGCTGTTGATAATTTCCAATTTTTAAATTGCCAGATGTGCTAAAATAAAATCCTGCATGTTCTGTAACTCGATCAGCAGTCCACGGCCAATTTTGTATCATAGGTTTCATATGAACGATAGTTGGGAATTCTAAGTCGTAACTAATTTCGCTATCGATATCTAAAATTTTAGCACTTAACGCAAAGGCTTCATCTGTACCAACAATCTTTGGTTTATGTTTATTCAAATACAAATTACTAAATTCTATAGGATTTTTTATAATGTATCTACCTAAGTCAAAAAATTCTTTTGCAAGAATAGAATCTTTCTTAAAAAATGTAAACATAGAATACAAGTTAGGCAACTTATTTTTTGTAAAAGTTTTACGATAGTAATCGTTAGTGATTACTTCACCCCTGTAGGTAAATGCTCTAGAAGGAACATACAATTCAGAATTTTCTAGAAAGTAATCAATCCAATGACTATGATCTCTTAAGAACAACATATCAGCATCAAGACATACTGTATTATCAAAAGGACTCAGTTGATCCATATAGCTTCGACCGTCCCAGTGTGTCTCTTTATCCCAATGGATAACATGATCAAATACCCAAGGACTTTTTAAACTTTTAACCAACGCAGGATTGTCTGTTACTAGTGCAACTTTATCGTATCCGGGCTTTTGAGTATTTTTAATACTCAAGGCTAATGCATAGGCCAGCTTGAGATAATCTACATCTGGATTTGAAGCAACTACAATCAAATAACCAAAGTTCATATTAACTCCAGTAATTTTTCTTTATGTCTCATTATACTTTGTTTGTTCATAATGTGTACATCTAAACCGTCCGTAGTAGCGGCCCAGAAATCACCGCAGTTAAGAGGTTTATCAATTAAAAATGTTAATTTGGTATCTTCTACAGATTCTAACATGTCTTTGTCGAATACTGTTAGTATAGGAGGTAGTGTGTAAACAAACTCTGTTTCAAATCCGTTCATTATATGTTTAGCAACACTAAATGCAATATCATTCCTATATTGTTTAGGATTAAATCTAAACAAGTCGGCATAATATATATAATTGTCTTTGATAAAATCTACCAATTTAAAAAAGAAACGACTTTCTTCATTTTTAGTAAACATTACAGTGGTGGCCCAAAACATATGCACACTAGTTTCACTAACTCTCTGATCTAGTATGCCGCTGCGTTCACCAGTAATGTCGTTCATTGAATGCCCTAGCATTACACTGCTGTCTACATTCCAGTATTCGTTTAGACGATCGGAAAAAATTAAATAATCACTATCAATTAATAAAGTCTGATCATAGGGACTAATATCCCAGACTGAAAATCTGTTTGAATTAACAAAAGGAATTACTTGGCTGTGAAATCCGTCATGTAGTTTTCTTGTATTTTTTGTTCGAGGCTTTTCGATTTCGATAATTTTATCAAACACTGACTCGGCCTTTGCATACATATTAGATTCTTTAAGCCAAGCAATCGTCCACTTATCTGTAACAAGACTTACTGGTAGTCCTAGATGTTTTTTTGCTAGGCCTCCTGCAATAATACTCATGGTACCGTAATCAACCTCGGGACCATTATGGGCAAAGATTAATATACCTTTAGTCATAGATTCAATAATTTTTCTACTGTTCTACTAGACTTAATTTTTTCGTACTCTGCGTGATATTCATAGGTTGATGTAAAGTATCTATCTAATACTTCATCTCGAAATTCTTCTAGATTAGCAATAGGAATCGGATTCTCATTTTGATCGATTAAAGGAACGTTTTCTGTTCGCCCTTGGTCAATTAACATTTGAACAAAAACTAATAATGTTCTGTCAATTTTAAATATACCACCGGCATGGCCGTAGGTTAATTTACCTTCAATTTTTTCTTTAAGGGTTTTTCTTTGAATTGCTAGAGTTTGTCTATAATTTGAAAAATCTAAGGCTGCTTTTAGACGGTCGTCCATAATATCTCCTATAAAACACGCATATTATTTATATGATGTTTTATAGGGGATTATTATTTATGAACCAGAGATTGCACTAACTACTGTAGAAGATGGGCCAATCGAATTGAACGTGCCGCTGGGTTGCAGAAATCCAGATGGACGTACTTGATCCACTGTTAAGGTAAGGGTGCCGTCTACTAGATCGCCTGGTGCAGGATTTGGATCACCGCCTGCGCCTGAGTCGGTATATGCGTCTAGCCAAGTTATCCTAAAATTAACTACATTGGCTGTGCCTGAAGAATTATTGGCAACGTTACACGATGCTTCTAGGCGCCATTTGTTATTAGAATATGCACTCGTTCCCGACGATTCAGAGAAAGTTTGAAATGCACTAGTTAACGAAAAGAAGTGTACACCTGTAGGACTACCAGCAAAAGACTTAGTACCTGCACTACTTAGTAAATTACTCCAAGAAGTATTTTGAGCCTCGCCGGATCCGCCAGTTCTAGTGCTAGCAAATCTAATTTTACCGCCTGCATTGAAGAAAAATCTTGCTTGTTCTGCTGTAGCAAATGTAATCGATGCTGTAGCACTAACAGATTGATACCATGAAGAAGAAAAAGACTTGCTGTCTATTGCTTCTGTTACAAACTGACCTGTTCCTAAATCAAATCTATTTGTAACTGCTGTATTTGCTACAGTATCGTATTGTGTATTAGGATTACTAGCACCGTATCTAATAACGTCACCTACTGCCACTTGTACTAAGGATGCTGCGGATCCAGTTTGATGCAAGATAGCATTGTAGATATCGAATCTAAGAGCATCCCATTGTGTTTTTGTAACAGTATTTCCTGTAGTCACTAAAGAACTAAATGTTGTTTGCCCGTAACCGGAATTACCCGATCCGGTGCTCATAACATTAACAATTTTAGTTCTAATTGCATTGTAATCTACCGCAGAAATGAAATCACCGATTGCCATAATTTATCCTTATAATACCAATGCTTCTATAACGCCCGGGCCAGACTGATGGTCTTCGAGGGCAATAGCAAAATAATCTGTGTCAGATTTATTAGCAGCTGATGCAGCACCGTACATATTTTGGGCCGGGACAAGTTTGTCGCCTTTCTTAACTGTACCTTGTACTTTTACAGGTACTCGACCCTTCAATGCTATATATGTTCCGCCTTCTAAATCTTTGTTCATCATGAATCCAGGATTGGCAGATACTATGCCAATTGCTCTATCACCATATGTAGCGGCTGTAACTTCCTGTTCTCCGCCAATTGCAACCACTGTTCCAACTTCGTATTCTTTATCAGCAAGATATTTTTCAGCCAAGTCAGCATATTGTGCTGCGGTTGCAGTGCCATCAAATGTGTTTGCTAATAAATTACCAGAACCGTCTCTAGCTGCAATTGTATTTGCTGTTTTTGTTGTTTTTGCTGATCGATAATTTACATCAGTATCAACTGCTGCGTCATCTATTTTAAGTCTATCAGATCTATCAGTAACTCCGATAAATCTAGTTGCTGTTAAGTTTCCGGCGCCGTCTCTAAGAGCGACCGATGTTGCTACTGCACTCTGTTCTCCTACTAGGCTATTTAAACTCAATGCATTAGTTGATGTTCCAGTAATATTTCCAATTACACTGCCAGTAAGCGTACCTGTAAAACTACCATTAAATGTCTGAGTCGCTGCGTTAAACGCTACTGTTTCGTTATTGGCAAGTAGATTTCCTTTGTGAACTCCTACTGTGTTGCCTGTAAGATTTCCTAATACATCACCAGTAAATGCTGTAGAGTAAATATTGGCCCATTTTGATGCAGAAGAACCTAAATTAAAGAAATTTGTGGTTCCAGGAACTATTCCTGTTGAAGAAATAATTCCAACATTTCTTAAGTCGCTATCACTAATTCTAATTCTGAAGGTAATTGTATTACCTAAACGATTTTCAATTACAGGCTCGTCACCATTTTCGACTCTAATACGTAGGTCGTTTTGGTCACCAATTGTAAGTCCTGCATCTTTGAAAGAAATTTCACTGTCAAACGCTACTTCACCAAGTCTAACATACTCCGAAGCAGGAAAGCCACCAAGTCTTGCTGCATTACTTGCTGTACCCCAGAAGTAATGATCTGTAGAAGTAACACCAGTGGTACCATTTGTGTTAACTAGGTTAACACCTTTCTTAATTGTAGTGAATCCTGTGATAGGATTAATTGTGCTGTTTAGTGTAAATGCGTCTTTACTGACAACAGATATAACATCGCCGCCTGCTTGAAATTTAACAATGGTATGATTGTTGCCAATTGTATCTTTTACTACTTGAGAAACTACTGCACTTGCTCCTAGATCAGGAGGAGTTTCTGGACCGATTAATACAAATTCACTGCCGTTCCAAGTATATAATTGTCCTGCACTAGTATCGAACCAAAAATCGCCTTGCTGTAATCCAGAAGGTGCTGTTGGCCCCACTTCTGCGCCGCTTGCCGTTCTAAATTTTGCACCGTCGTAGAATCGTAATTTTTTCTCACCGCTATCATACCAAATTTGACCGGTTACTGCCTTAGGAGGCGCAGAAGTATTTGCAAAATTTTCCATTAAGTGCAAGAAATTTTCGTTCTGCACTTCGCCGTAGCCTGCGTAATTTTTTCCTACAAAGCGTAGATCAGTGGTGGTATCAATGGTTCCGTCGTCAACTGAGACCAGAAAAGTTCCATTAAATTTGTCTACTTGATATGCCATTGATATACTCCGTTCTAACTATTATTTATCGCTATAAAGCTATTTAAACTCTGCCTACAGCTACTTCAATAACACCACTTGTGCCATCAAAATCAGCTAGAGCCTTGCCTATAATCGTACCTATTTGCGGGTTTGTTGCTTTGCGGGCATAACCACTACCGCCGCTCATCAACATATCGCCCTTTTGTATCTTGCCTCTTACTTTACAAGGTACACGACCCTGTAATGCAAGTGCAATAGTGTGTTCACCTACACATTCGCTATTCATTAAGTATGCAGGATTAGTAGAAACTACTCCAGCTAATCTAGTTGTACCATCTTCTGCTAGTGTTACTTCAAATTTTCCACCAAATTCTAGTACTGTTCCTGCTTCATAATTTGCATCTGCTACATACTTTTCTGCTAAGTCAGCATATTGTGCTGCGGTTGCAGTTCCAACAAAAAAGTTAGCGTATACACTATTCCACTTTACAGTCGAAATACCTAAATTTGTGTTTCCAGAAACATCTGGTATAAGTGCGGGAGCATTTGTTCCGCCTGCTGCTAGAGAGGTTGCTGAGTTAATTAATCTTATTGATGTTTTATTAGCCGATTGCGTAGTATCAAGTGTTGTAAAATTTATTCCTACATTTCTAGAATACATCGTTGGGATAGTATTATCATCTAAAAAGGTTCTAAATGGAGCAGTATTTGCGTCGGGGCCGCCTAGTGTTATACCTAAGGTACTTACATCTAAGCTAGTAAGTGTGCCTAAACTAGTCAAATAAGACTCAATAACATTAGATGCTAATCTTATTCCGGTTATATCTGCTGCGTCCGCTGGAACTGTTATATCAGTAGTACCATCAAATAACACACCATTAATTGTTCTTGCTGTTTGTAGTTTTGTAGTCGAAAATGCATTACCCGATAAGGTAGCACCAACAAACTCGTTGGCTTCTACTCTGATAAAAGTACTAGTTCCGGTTGTAGCTGTTACATTTCCGCTAACATTTCCTACTAAATTAGCAGTTATTGTGCCTGCTTCAAAATCGCCTGCGCTGTCTCTAGCAACAATTTTACCGATAACATTAGATGAACTAGCGTCCACAGACCAGGTTGTTGCCGCTGAACCATTAAAGTTCGAACCGGTTAGATAGGTGCCTCTTGTCAACAAGTTTGTTGTATTTGAACCAATAGTAATATCTGATTGGCCATCGAAGAAAATCCCATTAATTCGTCTACCGGGTTCTAATCTTGATGCACTGGTAGCATTGCCAACTAATGGGCCAACTGCCGGACGATTAGCTGAAAAATTTGTACCTGCTTGTAAGCTGGTAAATCCTGTAACTAGATTGCTGTCGTCTATAGTAAACGCTTCGTCTGCACAAATAGCAAAGGTTGTACCGTCTACTAAAATTTCTACTACTGCGTGTTCTACACTAGCGTTGTCTAAAATTGTCCTAGCTCTAACCTGTGTAGCACCGTATCCTTCTAACGCTTCTGGTCCTATTAATTTCCAAAATCCAGAATCAAATATAAACAACTGATCAGTAGTATCTTTGTACCAAAGAGCGCCGTCAAAGCCTTCTGGTGCTGAGTTGCTGGTTGTTGCTGAACCCACAGGAGTCCATGCTGTACCATTGTAAACATTAAGTGACCCCAATGCTGTATTGTACCATGATTGCCCTGTTAGCGGCCGTGATGGAGGATCTTCGTTAGCAAAATTTTCTAGTAGGAATACAAAATTTTCATTTTGCACTTCGCCATACCCAGTATAGTTTCTACCAAGCAATCCTAGACTAGTCGAAGTATCTAGTGTGCCATCTTCTAGCACTACTAATTGCCCGCCACTAAACTTGTTTATAATATATGACATTTATCGCTCCCTACATATTTAACTGTTAAGATACAAATACCCATGCGCCTGTTATAATCTGGAAAGTTTTAACTGTTCTAGATACTGCCAATCCAGGAGCTGCAACGGTTGCTGTTGAAAAACTAACGTTGTTAAGACCAAATGCTGTACCTGTTGGAGTAACAAACTCTGTCGAACTTGTAGACAATAATGGATTAATATCTAAATTCGTAGTACCGTTAACCAAGAATGAGCATAATACTCTAGCAATTGTTCCGTTATTATACTCAGCTACAGGAGCAATTTGTTCCAATAAAGATGCAACACCCGCATTTGAAATACCGTCAGAGATATCAATACTGAGTACAAGATTTCTAGATCTAACAGTATTGTCAACATAATTCTTTGTAGCAGCATCTGTACTTGTAGTAGGATCTGCAACACTTTTAATTCGTTTACTTCCTAAATTAAGACCGCCTGTTCCGTTAATTGTTAATGTTAGATCAGTGTTAGAAGCAGTAACTTCAATTGCGGCATCATTAAAATACAAGTTATCAACTGTTAATTGAGTCTGTGTACCGAAACTAGTAACACCCGGAATACTAGTAATACCGGGTCCTAATGCAGTTCCAGATAAAACTGTAACACCGTCAATTTTAAATTCTTTTCCTGTTGCAAGATTAATGTGTTCTGAACTAGTCCATGCTTGACTTGCAAGTGCAGGAATAGCATCATTATATCCACCAGAGGTGGCCTCAGAAGTAGATGCCTGTGCTGTTTGTCCAACATCATGCCATAGGAATATGTGGCTTGCTGCACCTTGCAGAATCATGCCGCCGCCGGCAGCATTGTTATCAACAGGAGTTACGCCGGTTTGTTTTGCTAATACAATATTTTTATCTTCAACCGTCATTGTGCTAGTATTAACTGTAACAACATCACCGTTTACTGTAAGATTTCCTTGTACCGTTAAGTTTCCACCTATGTCTACTTCACTAGTTAAATAACCGTCGTAAATATTAACTGTTCTAGTGTCTGCACTAATTGAAATTGCTTCTTCTGCAATAACGTCTCGACGAACGTTAAACACCATCTTCTTGTTAGAAGCAATATTAGCAATAATTAAATTACCATCTTGTACTTGAAACTGTCCTTGATTAGCATCACCGATAATTAAACCTAGATTTGAAGAAACAATAATCTGTCCGTTAACAATATTTGAGGTATCGTTTCTTACATATAGACTTGCAGGCTGACCGCCAAGTTTTTCACTGTTAGTTGCGGTAACATTAAATTTTAATCCAGTTAATGTACCTGCATTAAATCCAGGAATGATGCTGCCACTAAACCCGTCTATTGGTAGCTTTGGAGTAAATGCATCTTTTGAAAAAATACCTATCAGTACACCGTTGGTATACAAATAAGTAATGACTCGACTTTGATTTAGAGAATCTAATATATTGGCTACACGTAATCCGCTTACCCCTTGGCTGACAGAATAATCCGGGCCAAGCAAAATTGTATTGGTACCGTCAAAGAAATATAGTTGTTTATCAGTATCATTAAACCATAAATCACCGACACCTAAATTAATAGGCTGCTGACTAGAAATTGTTGCCGAGCTCACTGGCACAAATCCTGTTCATTATAAACTTTTAATTTTAATTCGTTTGCATCAAACCAAATTTGTCCTCTAATAGGACTAGATGGTTGCGAGGTACTGGAAAAATTTTCTAAAATCTTAATAAAATTTTCATTTATAGATTCGCCAAAGCCACTATAATTTTTTCCAATGAGTGTAATATCTGTCGACAGTTCATCAACCTGTCCGTCTGCAACGGTAGCTAATATTGTTCCATCAGTTTTATTAATTGTATATGCCATTTGTGTTTACCTTAGAATGCCGGTGGGCCAGATCGAATAATATAGTTTAATGTTAAAAACGGATTCATAACACTAAATTCTTGACCTAATGTTCCAGCTGTTTTAATGCCACCCGATGTTGGAATATACTGACTTTGTCCAACGGTTGTAGGACCCTTATCTGATAAAGATCCTGTATCGCTTGGAATTGCTGTATCAATTCGGGTAGCATAATATTGCTGTCCCGTAGATCCTTTCATATTATGCTCGTGATCGGGTAAGTTCGAAACTGTTAAAATGTTCGAACTTTGGCCGCCTCCGTCGCCTAAATTGTCAGGCGCTGTACCCGATACTCTGTCAACGTTGCCGCCGCCGGCATCAACATACCCGCCTAGTGTATTTGGTACCGTAAATCCGTTATCCATGTTATCTTTACCTAGAGGGAATCGACCTCTCATATCAGGTAATCTAAATGTTCCCACACCTACTAATGGTATTGATCCATTATATGTAGTTCCTAAAATATCAAATAATTCACTAAATTTAGTTCTTTCAACTTCACTGCCGTCACATAACAAATATCCGTAGGGTGCTTCACTACCTGCATACGGCAATACAGAACCAATAGGTACACCTAGATCAGCAACAAATGCGTCTCTGGTTTCTTTAATAAGACCAGAACCAGGTCTATATACCAATATGGTATCTGCTCTAATTGAGATATTAGGAAAAGGCTCGTCTTTACTACTAATCAATCCCGATGTAAGAGTTGTTGTAAATGTCTTTGTGTTACCGCCTAACTGTCCGTCAAACTGTATATTAGGTGCTGTAACATCTCCTTCCATCTTGAAAGTTGTAGTAAATTTTAAGTTGGTCGCTGTAGATGCATTACCTACGATGTTTCCGGTAAGCACACCTTCAATTGTTTCAGCAACTAATGTTTTTGTCCTAACGGTATTCCAACGTTTTAAAGGAGTTCCGCTGTCGTAAAAATCAGTAGCGGAAGGTTGTAAATTATCAACTTCACTTGTACCTACAACTTTTAAGCCATCACCTACTAATAAATTTTTTGTAATAGCTGCGCCGCCGGCTGTTCTAAAAGTACCGTTGTTAAAATTACTACTTGGTGTAGTATCAGTTAAAATTATTGCGCCATTTGATTTAATATTTCCGTCAACGTGTAACGCTTCGTCTGGTGATAGAACGTTAACACCTACAGTATTTCCAATCACTCGTAACACTGTGGAAGGAATTCCGTCTTTATTAATCTGCAGATCAATACTACTACCCGGGGCGGAATTATAAATTTTAGAAGCTATCTCAGAAGTAGTTAAACTAAAAGTTCCATCGACACCCAACGTGATACCTTGGTTGTTTCTAATGTTAATACCAAATTCAGTGGTATTAATGATATCAGATCTTAAAAATCTATTCGCTGGGATTTCAACATCTAAAATTACTAATGATTCAGCGGATGTTGCGGCACCGTAAATTTTTGTCGGAAAGCCGCCTAGACCAACATCATTTTCGGTTATGTTGAGACCAGACTTAATTGTAACAAATCCCGAAATGGATATTTTTGGGGTAAAGCTATCTTTACTAAAGATAATAACCGGAACATCTTCAATATAAAATATTAAAATAACTCTAGAAACGTTGTCCGAATCAACGACTGCTTCAACGATAGGACCGCTTCGCAATCCTGTTGAAAAATTAGGACCAACTAAAATCCAACGTGTTCCCGAATAGACATACAACTGTTGATTAGTAGTGTCTACCCATAGTTCACCGACCTTACTTTGTTCTGTAGGTGGCTCAACACCGCTTTTTTGAATATTACTGGCTGCTTTCCATGTTGTACTATCCCAGATTTGTAGAATGCCGTCGGCAGTATTATACCACAACTGACCTTCTACTGGGTTTACAGGCTGCGACTCTTTAGCAAAATTTTCTAACAATGCTAGAAAGTTTTCAGCAATAGTCTGTCCGTAGCCAGTTACATTTCGTCCAGGGAATGTTAAACTGGTATCAGTGCTAGAGGTATTATCGTAAACCGTAATCGGTAACTTATTATCTTTGTCGGTAAAATTAACAATATATGGCATCTATTATACCTCTGTAAAGCTAGTTAAGCTCTGGATTCTAATGGTGTAATCTATTTGCAATAGTCTGTTTAAGGATTTTTGCACAGGATGAAAAATAACATGTGTTAGCAATTTTCCCGTTCCGCTAGAATTATAGGATTTCAATCCAAGTTCGTCAAATACAAAGTTACCGCTCATATCTTGACTGTTATCAAATGCTTCTTGACCGTCTGGCTCGCCGTAGTCTAAGATGCAACTGATTATTATATCGCTATATGTTGCACCGCTAATATGTCTAATTTCCATCTTGTTCCTAACAGGATCTACGTTTTCAGCAGCATTTTGATCTACCACTTTGCTAAATGTTTGATTATAAAGACTGGTATTAATGCCAACAGTATTAGGTGTTAGATAGGTAATTAGTCCGGTAGGGTCAACGTTTGTACCACCGTTGCCAAACACCATTTGATAAATCGTTCCCTGACCTTGGTTACTTAGACTATTAACCATGGCCACACTCATATTTTCATAATGTATTGCGTTCCGTTTATCAATAAAGACTTCTCCGCTTTGCGGATCAAAGATTTTTATATGACCTTCAAAGTGAAAACCGCTAACTTCGTCTGGCGATTTCTCAGGAACCGTTGATTTTTCTGGTATATTTGACATATTGGTTTCTTCTTGGTTATTCATGATAGTGTATTTATTCGGGCAGCTCAGTGGTCTTTACAGCAATGAAACTAGCAATAGGTGTGTTGTTAGACAACAGCGTAATGCCTTTACTAGCTGCAAACTCACTTTTCTCGTACCAAATTTTTCCTAACTTTCTAATAATTGTTATTCTAGTTCCTGCAGGTACTGCTTCTGTTAATCGTACATATGCAGAAGTTCCATTGACTGAAAATTCAGCTTCTTGCATAACATCAGCATTAGTACTGCTGGCACCATTTTCTTCTTGATAAACATCTATAGGATTCTTACGTAATCGTTTTCCGCCTACAAATACTTCAATTTCATCACATGGTCCGTAGCTAGTTGGAATTGATTCTCTATACCAATTATTTCTAGCAGATTGTGTCGGAGTATATTCTAATGGTCCAACTAATACTGTACTACCATCACTAATAAAATTAGATTTCTCTTGGGTTTCAGTATATGGTAAAGTTTCAGTAGCTCCAACATCAACTACAAAACTGTCAACTGGATGCAATTCAGCAATCCCTGTTCCTAAACTACCGCGTCTTAATTGAGATAGAATGTTTCCATTCTTTTCAAAGTATTCAATTCTTTCATTATTAATGATCACAACCCCAGGAATACGTCTAGAAACAATCGGGGTCGAAAGTTTACTAGCATTTGATACTTCCATTGTTGTGTCAAAATAATTTAAATCTTTAACAAGTTTGATTTCACCATCTCTAGAATATCGTTTGTAATGATAGTTGTTTAACATATCTTTAAAGATTTCAAATGCTCTATTACTAGAATAAACAATATTACTAAATTGTACAATTTTAATACTGTCAGTAGCTAATGAATCTTCAGTTAGATAAACAATAGAAGATTGCGATAATCTGTAATCTGCATCTTTAGTTAATCGTATGCCGTTTTTGTAAACCCACACATAATTAATATCTAGCGGATCTCTTGGCAATCTATATTGCAGCTTACCACCTTGATATTCGTCTGCAATAATATTCATTGTGGGATACTGACTAAACCAAGTTATTTGAATATCGTCATTAGTGTTTAATACAACACTATTATCTAATACTATAGAATTTCCAACTACTGAATATTTTGATCTAACGTTAGTTTCAACTCTAATTATATCACCTAGTGCTAAATTTGCAGCTGGAATATTGATTAGATTGTTGTTTCCATTATAGGTATAATCAATAACGAACTGTTGTTGAATCTCATTGATGTACACCTTGACGTTGCCCGATGTAATTGTACCAATAGTTTCAGCTGGATCAACTCCTACAAATATTTCATTATTAGTGCCGTCATATTCTATATAGGTAGTATCTACACCTTGCAAATAAGTTCCGTTGATATTGACTATGATAGAAGCAGCTTCGGATGATTGTTCTAAGTTTACAAAATTATCTAATGCAATAGTTCTATTAACTCCGTCGTATACCACTGTTTGTTGATTCACTCTAACAAACGAAGAATTAAGAGAATCCGATACGTTAGATGCACCAAAACAAATGATTTTTACAACTTGTCTAAATGCAGGGGTCAATCCAAACTGTATCATTGTTTTGTTTTCAGCATCAATAAAATCTGAACTATTAACAAATCCAACATCTATAGCTATACCATCAACTGTTACTAAAACAGTCGCAGTTTGATCATAGATTGCCTTGGTTAAAAATAAATTTGTTTCGCCATCTGCTACAAATTCTTGATAGTCTAATAATCCAATACCGCCGATGCCGATAGCAATAATTTCAATAATATCCCCTGTTGCAGGAGCAATGTTAAATTCAATTTTGTTTTCAACAAAATCTATAACATAATTTATAGTGCTATCTCCAATGTATTCTTGTTTAATTTTATTAACATAAACCATTATCGACGATGCTTCGAAAATAACTAGCCCTATATCAAATCTAGTTGTTATACCGTTACCTACAATAACAGTATTTTGAATTGGCGCAGCTCCGGGATCAGTCTTGTTGAATACTTTAATACTTAAACTATCTAATACTTGTCCTGGAACGTTTTCTTCGGGTGCCGGTACTTGATCAGGGCTTACAAATTTTTCGCCGTCGATGACGATTTCTTCAGGCGTTAGTCCCGAAGCAGTTACATACGCTCCGCCAATATTTGATAGTGTGCCGCCACTAATTCGGGTATCTAACAAATTCACATCACTAATAACTACAGAACCATCACTTTCTAATTTTCTAAAGATTAATGTGTCTCCGGGATTAGTACTCAAATATCTATGAATTTCAATTATATTTGTTGATCCGTCTCCGATAAATGTTGGCATTTCTGCATGAACATTGGTTGCTACACTAGAGTCCCAACTTGGGGTATAGTTCGGATCATCAATTCTTACAGGTCTCTGTTCGCCCATTCTTTTAATGTAGATTGAAATAGGTTGATTGTTTTCTGGAGTATATGGAAGGACAACATATGTTGTGCTACCGTCAGCTACATAATAAAAGTCATTGCTAGATTCTACACTATCCCAACTGTCTGTAAACCACGGTAGTGCATCCCATCCGCCGGTAACATCAAATGTTGTACCTTGAACTTGAACTCCTCCAAAGTCAATACCTGTCATTAATTGTTCTAGATCACTGCCTTTCATTCCAGAAGTAGGCGAGTAGAATTTACGTATTCTATCTATACTATTAAAGAGTTCGGTATTCTTTTCGTAATTAATTACTATTACATCTCCTGCATTAGGGTTAGTGAAGAATTTTAATTTGCCTTTTAACAGATCATAAGTGTCTACTGTTGAAGTATACAAACTAATTTCATAGTCGGTAGTGATCACTAATTGATTATTTTTAACTACTGTAATTTTTCCCTTGTCTCGAGTCGGTGCATAGTTCAAATCAAATACTGCACTAAATCCTGTAGCAACAAAAGTTTGCGTGTATTCAAAATTGTTATAGGTTCCAATTTTGTTTGTTCTATCAAACTTCATAGTTAGATCAAATGATCTAACAGCTGATTGTCCAAGTATAGGTACAGCCCTAGCAATATTAGTTGACGATCCATTGCCGCCTACTAATGAAACTATTGGGGTTTGTGTATATCCTTTACCCGAAGTAATAACTCTAATTCCCGATACTCGTCCGTTAGATACAAATGCCTGAGCAGTAGCGCCGGTACCGTTACCTGTAATTAATACTGTTGGCGGCGTACGATAATCTGCGCCAGCATCAGCAACTTCGATAGCCACTATAGAATATCCACTATTATCAAACCACGACTTCCACGGATACTCATCAAATCTGTTGTAATACTGATTCACTGGCAATATCTTACCGTCTCTAACAGAATATGCAGGTGGTAGATCAAAATCGGATACTGCTGAATTAGAAGAATCAGTTTTAGTATATCGACTGGTGTATTCCCTAATGCTTGTTCTATAGGGTTTTACTTCTTCAATATAACTTTGGAAACTTTCTAAGTTATCATTTTTGTAATTAGTTTTCTGTTCAAGATCGCCCACATTATGAATTGCATTTAAGAAACTGGTCTTAAATGCCCAATCAATATAGGTTTGTTCCGAGAACGCATATCTCACCGAAGAGAAGAATAAATTATTCCACTCAACTCTTAGATCGTCAACAAAGATATTTTCTTTTGCTGCTTGTAGAATTATTCTTAATTCTTTAGTTGGCTGTAGATCATATAATGCTGCATCATAGGATCCCACATTGTCATATCCTAAACTATTAATTAATCGATTGTAAAGTGTGTCTTTAATTCGTATTGTGCCGTTTTGACGCCCAACTAAATTATAATTATCTAACAGGTCGCCAGCGCCTTGTGCAGTTTTTTCTAGCACTACCCAGCCACCGCTGCCATACTCTTTAACTTTAACAAGGTCGCCGGTTTCGAGTTCTAAAGTAGGTTCTTGGTAAATGTTAATGATCTCTTTAACTATTCTAGAATTTACAGAATACTCAGACTTCCACCAATCAATGAATTCCCAATAGACTGTTGTATCATATCCTTGAGATTTACTACGATAGAAAATCTTGCGTTGTTGATCCCATGCATAAATGCTCCAGAATCCGTTTAACGTAGAATCACTTCTTACTAGTACAGAGAACGGTCTAATTTTTACGGTAGCCGTTGTATATTTTTTTCCTTTAGATGTTAGTGTAATAGAGTTTACCTTACCCTGTGCATTTAAAGTAATGAATGCTTTTGCACCAACACCGTCACCTTGAATTTCAATATAAGGAACGGTGCGATATCCGAATCCAGCATCTGAAATATCAATTGTGTCAATTTCACCGTTGATAATATTTGCAGTAAATTCTGCTTGGCGAATTTTTACTGTACCAACTTGTTCTAGGTCAATGTAGGTATCTACTGCCAAATCATATTGATTCAACACTTCACTAGGAATAGGATCCAATTTGTTAAGATTTTCAAAGTCGATTAAATCTGTAAACGGTCTAGTTGATAGTACAGTATTAATATTATCTAATGCAATTTTTAGAGCCTTGTCTCTATCAGAGAACATTGACTGTCTTGGTCTAAAACTTAATCCTAATTGTTTCTTAACTGGCAGTCTAGAATCAGGAACAGCGTTTCCGGCTTCGTCTGAACCTACAAGACTATCAATCCATTTCTTTTCTAGATACTCCGACGGTAGGCTGTCGGCAATACCACTGGTCAATAACTGATACTCTCGATGTATAGGGTTAACTTGCTTTTTAGTTTTAGTATATTCAAAGTTTATCAACGCGGTATCTGTGTTAACAACCGAAGTTAAGTTATAAGCTAAAAATTTATCCGAACCTAAAATCCCAATAAACGGAGTTCCTGAACCGATCGGATTATCAATAAAATCTCTAATTGATGCTGCTGCTATTCTTCTGTTTGGATTATTACTAGGCAATATTGTTTTTGATGCTACCCAGTAATAATATAGTGTGCCGGTTGCAAGCCCGGTATTCGGATTGTACAATACCTTAGTATTATAAACTGTGTCATCGGCAAACTTAGGTTGACCAGATATACCTTCGGCAAGACCATCTACAGTATCTGCAAGCAAACTCCATTCAGAAGGTAACAGTACTGATTCCACCCATTCATAAATGTCAATCGACGAACCTTCTGCTTGTGCATTCCAATTACCGATTCTATAGGCAGCATCACTTTGTTCATAATTAATAAATTTAACAGTACTTAGATCCCACCAAATTCTTCCTGCATTTTTTTCAAACCAAGGTTGAGATTCGTCAACTACTTGCTCATCAGTCCCGAGCATATATGTTGCAGGATCATATATTGTTTTATAAGATATTTCTTGTTCAGCAATTCCTAATATTTTAAGTTTAAATCCGTCTACAACATCCAAGTCTGCAATTTTCTTATTGTTTATATTGTCGTATAACTCAACATTTTGTAATAGGTCAATGTCTGTCAACGGAATTTCTTGAGAAATTACATTAAAACTATTTGTATCTGTTGACTTCTTAAATAGTCTAACTATACCCGCTGGCACCCCTTCCACTTGATATGTTGGAGATCCTACTACAATTATAGAGCTTGTACAATCAATAGAGTAACCAAATGACTCACCTGATACTAGATCAGCTTCTAATTTTTCAACTAGGAAATAGCCTTGGTCTTTTCTTTCGTAAACATAGACTTGACCCGGGAATCCTCTAGTAGAAGAGAATGCTGTTCTTCTTCTATCAAATGTTGTACCGTCACTAAAGTATGCATCGACTGCATATCCAGCATTTTTTGCACCAATTACGATTCTTTCAGTAGCCGGACTTATAG